ACGAATTGCTTGAGCAAACTGAATAAAATCTTTGGGAGTTCCAAAATATTCAGAACAACTACCATCATCCCTAATCCCACCTTCTTCAAAGTGAAATCTTACAAGTTCAAGGATTTCTTCGTTAGTCATTCTTCCACCTCAATCTCAATCATTTCATAAGTAACATAAAATTTTTGTCTTTCCTCTTGAAGTTTCATAAGCAATACCTCATTTGCTTTGTCTTTGGAAGTGGAAGCATACTCAACGTGATAACCTAAATCAACATTATTAACTACACAATAGATTTTCATAGTGCCTCCACATTATAGGAAAGACGATTTAGATAATCTACAACAGGGTCAAAGTAGAGTTGGTCAGCAATCTCACGGATAGCAGTAGCAAGTGCTTCTTTCATATCATCGGTGGGTTCAACAATCAATTCTGATTTGAATGCTTCCCAAACTTTGTATGCTGCGTCAGTCATAGCAACTCCAATTCATCACAAATAGCATCAATCTCTTTGAGACATTCATCCCATCCAGAATTAAACATCACATCCAGTTCATCAGTAAAATCAATCTTATTGGTCCCTGATAGTTGCTTACGAAGATGTTGAAGAGTTTCTTGGAGCAACCAAGCAGGATTGTGTGCTTGACTCTCCCAAAAAACTTTTAGGAGTTCTTCTGCTTTTTGTTGGTTAGTCATAATACTGCTGCGATTACTGCTGGTAGAGTGTTTGTGGTTTTGTCTGTTGGTTCTTGTGATTTTTTCTCTTTGTATTCTTCAAGTGCTTTGAAGAATAGTTCTTCTTCTCGTTGAAGGTCGTCAGGCATTTTCTTTTACCTCTGGTTCTGGTGTTCCCCAACGATTGAGTGCCTCACGGATAGTATTTCTAACTTCGGGATAAAGATTGTAATAACCTCCAATTTCATCCCAGAGTTCATCAAGTTGTTCGTCAGTTGGGTTAGACATTTTAGTTGTCCTCCGTCAAACGAATGTAAAGTTCAAGTTCTCCTCTCATATCATAAAAATACGATTTTCCCCTATCAAGAATAAAAGTATCATAATCTTCTTGTGTGGGTTCCTCTTCCATTTCCATATCCTTCCAAACTTCCAAGAAATCTTCAACGGACATATGGTATTCCAGAGGAATGTATGCGACTTTGGGAATGATGGGATTAGTCATCGGTTTGGTTGCTTATGAGAGTATTATAGGGCATCCACAGGGTCTGTGGTGAGGTCTTATGCCAGTTTAGAAAGTGTCCTTATTTGTCGTGAAACCAATTGTAAGCAATCATCCACAATACTCCCCAAGCAGTTCCAAACATAAACCACAAAACATACTGTGGAAAGAACAAAGCAACTAACAAAATACCAAACCAAAGTGAAGGAACATAGATTGTTTTTAGAGATTTGATGTATTTGAGTAGTTTAGTCATAGTTATAATCAGTAGGATAAGAGGAGTTCAGGGATACACTTTCTTGGTGACTTTCCCAACCATTTTCATTACCTATTTCATAAATTGCTTGGGCAAACTCAATAAAATTTTCAGGAGTTCCAAAATATTCAGAACAACTACCATCGTCTCTCAATCCACCCTCTTGAAAGTGAAATCTCACAAGTTCAAGGATTTGTTCGTTGGTCATAATACACCTCCAATAACTTTACGCATCGTTGCTTCAAAGATAATGTCTCTTTCCAGTTCTTGTGGTGTTGCTACTTGGAGATAGGTTTGATACTGATACTCGTTGAGGTCTTTGGATGGAATGTATCCTTTATAGGAGATGATTTGTTGAATTGCTTTTTTAGTTGGTTCTTCAAAATCTTCTTTAATGTTAAAGACCATCAGTTATTCTCCAAATCTCCATCAAAGTTGTTTAGATACTGCCAGAACCAAAATACATTCTCACACTCTTCACATTCACCTTTATCATAAATGTGTGGAAACATTAGATTTTGCCAAGCATTAAAAGTCCATTCCCACATTCCTTTTCTCAACCAGAATTGCTGAAGTTTATATGGGAGTTTCATTCTTGCCACCCATCAAAGTATTCTGTGAAAAAGTTGAAACTCAAACCAACCTTACCAAGTTGAAAATCCACTCCAAATAAAGAATTAGTAAAGAATGAGAACAGGATGTGTAATCCACCATCACTAAAAACTACACGACTGGGATTTTCATAATGAACCCAGAATAATGTTTTGTTGTTGATAATACCAAACTGCCAAGTGTAGTCAGTATCACCATCATCCCAAACTTTTTTATCGTATTGAAAGAGTTTATTCAAGATAATCACCAGTAGTATAAAGAAGTAAAGAACCAAATGCCACTAGAATAGAAATCAAATAGTCATTACCAACAATTGAGTTTATCCCAGTAACAAAAAAGAAAAGTAAAGGAACTTGAAGTAAGTATTTGATTATGAGTTTCATTTTAGAATACCAAGAGCAATTGCTACTCCCCAACAAAGAACAATTGTTTGGTAGGCATTCAGTAAAACAATAGTGTTGAGTTTCATTCTACAATCAGGCAATATCTGGTTTGAAAAATAAACATTTCCTTTTGCCAGGTTTTCTTTACACCGTTCTCTTCCCAAGAATACACAACATCCCAGTCATAAGGATTTGTGCTTCCATAATAATTGAAACCCTCAACGGTCACAAAACCTTTGGAACCATCTGCCCGTGCCCAACGAGAACCAACTTGGATTTCGTGTGGTTCAAAGAAATGACGGACAACTGCTTTGCGTCCATCTATGATTTCAGTTTCGTAATCAGTCATAATTAATCAAAGGTAATTCAACAGGTAGAGAAACACTATCAAGTCGTTCTCCATTTTCTACATCAAGAAGTTTCCAGATAGGAACTCCAATTCTTGTATCAAAAGCACTATCTCTTGTGGTGACAGTAATAATGATTTTGTATCGTTTGAGGTCAGTCATAATAAGTATTGCAATTCCCATAATTGATGTAATACCAGAACAAGTTTCTCATTCTGATTTCATTAGGATACCCATCAAGATGGTTCCACATATGATTTCTCCAAGAATACACACAATACTCAAAGAGATGAATAGAAGTCCAGATGTTCCATTTCTTCCAGGTGTCAGTCATCCTTCATCCTCACAAGGGAACATTTCGTTGTATGCTTCATCAGTCAGCACAAGATACTCTACATTTTCAGCATCTTTGTGATCTTCGTAATACACCATACGATAATGATTGAAGTCTTTGAGGTCTGTGCTGCCATATTCTACAACACCATCAACAAGGCAGAGGTAGTTCATTCTTCATTCTCCCAAAAACACTGCCATTCTTCCTTGTCCTCATCAGTCATTTCTGCAATCTCAAAACCACTTACATCCTCAGCAGGAGTTTTAATTCCAAAGTAGTCAATAATTTGTTTTGCGGTAACATTTGCTAACCAATCACCAAATTCCTCCGTACTGCACAGTTCATCGTGTTCGTGAGCATAAGGATTGAACTTCACACAAAAAGTCACCTTATATCCAATCGCACAGTCTTTTGTTTGACTCAAAAATTCCTTGCGTTCTTGAATCAACTTTTTCTGTTCTTCAATTTGCCTTTCAAGTTCTTGGATTTGCTTGTAAGTAAAGTTGGAAATGTCAGTCATCGGTTTGTTGTGTATGAAGTCATTATAAGGCAAAAAGGGCACCTGTGGAGATGCCCTGTGCCAGTTATTTAAGTGTCCTTGTATTTCTCTTCTACTTCTTGGATACGTTTAAAAAAGTTATCATCACCAATATCACCAGAATATAAGTAATCCACAATTCTCATAATCTCTGCCATCTTACGCATTTTAGGTAGTTGCTCTTTGAGATACTGAATTACTTCTAGTTCGTGATTAGGATACCATTCATAATCGTCTTCTTTAGATCCTTCTCTACCGTTGTTATCAATTTCTACTTCAAGTTCATCAGCAAACTGTGCTACCTTGTAGTATTCGTATCCGTTGTCGTTGAAGTGTCCGCCGCTCATTCAAATTCTCCTGATTTAGGTTCTGGAACTGGGGGAAGTGGAGGAGGAACTGTAGGTTGTTGTATCACTACGGGTTTTGGTTGTTCTTTCACTTGTTTTAGTTCTTCTTCAAGTTGATTAATTTTTTCTTCAAAAGCAGAAACATCTTTTGTTTGTTCTACGGGTTGAGATTGATTTTCATTTGCTAGTTTCCAACCAGCAGCGCCAGCAGCAAAGATACTTGCGAGAGCGGCACAAACAGAAACAGTCTTAGAAAAACTCATTCAATTACATCCTCAATTTCAGTAATGATTTCCCAGTCTTTGTCAGATTTGTCACCAAAACGATTTGTACCTGTACGAGTGCTGACCCAGAAGAAGTATTTGCGATTCTCTGATGCCAGAAACAATTCACCGCCAGTGTCCTGCTCTACAATACAAACAGGATTGTTTTCCATCATATTAGCAAGACGGTTCTTCGCTTTGCTGGACTTTGGTTTTACTTTGACTTTTCTCATTCTTCTTCATCCAGAGGAGCAAAAAATTGGTCGTATTCTTCGTCAGTGAGAGTAAGATACTGGACTTCGGCATCCTGATGTTCTTCAGCATACATCAGTTGGTAGTGAGCAAAGTCACTCAAACTAGTGCTACCATATTCTATGGTGCCGTCCAGAAGACAGAGGTAGTGCATTGGTCTGTTACTTATGGGAGTATTATACAACAGAAAAGAGTACTTGTGAAGTGCGCCTGTGCCAGTTTACAGATTGTCTGTATCAATTTCAAAGTTAGGATTAAAGTCTGGGTTCATTTCTAGTGGATAATATCCTCTTGGATTACACACAACCCTACAATCACCAATCTTATAGTCAAATGAAGTGTGAGTGTGACCGTGAGACCATACTCTAATCTCAGGGTGTTCTAAGATGAGATCATCAAGATCGCTGACGTAGGCACCGTTTGCGATTCCACTACTTTTGAATTTTTCGTGAATGGACTGGTATGAGGGTGCGTGGTGCGTAAGAACCCAGATTTTCTGATTTTTGAAAAGTTCTAACTGATCCAGCAAGAATTGTTTGGATTTTTTATGAAAACCCAAAGTATCATCAGGGTTCATCTTACGATACTTTGAAGTGATACGAATGGTTTTATAATCATTCATACACTGAGATGCTTCCATCATTTCTAGAGCATTTTCATTACGGAAGTCAGTCCAGAATGTAGAACCAATAAAAACCCAATCCCGAATCTTAACAACACTATTTTCCATAATGTGAAAGTGATTTCCAAGATGCTCTTTCAGAACATTCCAACTACCTTCATAGTTGTATCCGTATGCTTCGTGATTTCCTGCGATATAAAGAATATGATCGAAGTTATCATAACAACGCTTTACAAATCTTTCATAGTTCTTGTGAAAGTTACCATCCTTCTTATAGTGGCGAGCACATAAAATGTCGCCACCAAGAATCAAAACTTCACCTTTTCCAAGGTTAGGAAGTTCGTGCTCATATTCACAACACTCAAGGTGAAGATCGGATACAACTTTAACTTTCATAATATTATGATGTCTATAAAACTATTATAAGATATCAAGACTCATCTACTTCGTCTAATGTGCCAGTTTCGTAATCGTCACCCAACTCTACATCTTTTACAAGGTCTTTCATTCTATCAAAGAAGTCCTCATCAAGTGGATATACTTTTTCTTTACCAGTTTCAATGTCATCAACCATTTGAAGTAAACTTTCCAAGAAATGTTTAGGATAAATTTCGTCTTCTAAACTATCCCAGAAGTATAAGATACACTGCTCTAATGGATCATCAGATACAAGAAGAGCATATTCTTGATAGTTATCCCCCATCAAGTCAGACCAATTCTTGAAAGCATACCAACAATTATACCATCCTTGAATGATACAAGAGTGCCAGATATATTCTATCCAAGATAGTTTTGTTTTCTTTGTATTTGTTCCTAAAAGTGGTTTACTAAACATCTTCTTCCACATCAATGTCTTTTAGATAATCCCAACTCCAAGTTTGTCCCAGAATTGTTATGTCAATCCCAAACTTATATGCCCAGAACAGAACATCAAGAACATCACCAGTTCCAGATTTAATTTGAAGATAAGGCCAAGATGGATAATCATTCCAACTTATGGAGATTTGAAGTAATGAGATTCTTTTGATATTGATGATTTGAACATACCAATCGTGTCCAAAATCTTCACGGTGATTGAATTTAATGAAACTCATTGAACAATCTCCTCAGCAAGTCGAAGAATATCATTTTTATCTAGAACAATTCTACCATCTTGTGCGGTAAAATATTGAACATTTTCCGAAAGAGCAAGAAGAATTGCTGATACTAATTTTTCTTCAGTATCAGCACCAGAATTTCTTGCTTCCCAGATAGAGTTCATAAACTCTTGTGATCTTTCACTCATATCAATACGGCAACGACTTCAGACCATTTAGAACTTCCTCAAACCTTTCAGCACGTCTCTTGTGATGTGCTACATTATCCTCAAGAATACTCATAATATCATCCAACACAACATCCAGTGATGCGTCAGTGTCAAAATATTTTTGGATTGCTTCAGAAAGATATCTCTTCCTGCTCCATTCCATACTATAAGGTTTGTAGTCCATAATAATGGGTATATATGGGTGTATTATAAAGTATTTTAAATATTATGTCAATCTTTATTTTTTCTATTATATTGATGCCACTTACACCATCCTTCAGGTGAAATCTTACCTTTCACGGCAGTACAAGCATTAGGTGGTCTCCACATATTACAATTGGAACATTTTTCATTTCCTTTTGGTTCATTTTGGTATCCAGCAGTTGCTTTTGAGGACTTTTCTTCTTCAAAAAGAAACTCTTGCAGTGTTTTCATCAATCACGGGTCCGCCAATCGGTATCATCTTCATCTCTCTTAAACCAATCGTGCAGATCTTCAGGAGAATCAAATCCACGAATACCATATCTTTCGTGACCTAGACCACCAAGATCCATCTGATTCATAAAGTCATCTAAACTACCTTCAACCATATCAGGATTCTCTGCCTTTCTTCTTGCTTGACGAAGTATTGTGGCAGCACTTCTGTTTGCTTTGGCAAGTTTTTCGCACCAAACCATCTCCTCCAAACTTACCTCTTCGTGTCTTGCAATACGATTACAAATTTCTTCAAGTTTAAGTCGGTATTGTGTAGAAAGCATAGGTTTTTCCAGATGTGATTTATTTATTTTTAGATTCTATCTCTTTCTGTATCTCTTCCGCAAGTTTATATGCCCTTCTCCACATAATGTACTTTACAATCGGATTACGAGGATTGTGAAGTATCCACCACTTTGTTTTTTCGTATTGAACTCTTACAATTTGAGTCAGCAAATAAAATCCTCTTGCTACAGACTGGTCTGTGATAATCAAGTAAGCAATACAAAAGAATATGACAAAGTAGATATATGTAGTATTCATCGTCTGATTGTTTTCAGATATTCTAACACATTTTCTCTAACTGCCATCAACTCATTGTAACATTCTTGATTATGGGCACACTGCCTCAACTCGTGGTCTGGTTTATGAACTGACTCAATAAACAAGTCAAGACCACGATTCCATTGATCATTTGTCATCTTTTTTGATTGTTAAAGGGCAAAAAGGAATGATCTTACGCACTTCCTGGATAATTTCCGATTTCTGAATCGGAGTTAACCCAGTTACTTTTGTAAGACGATGAATGATACTCAAGGCATCAGCACAAGATATGGTTATTGTAAGTAACAGAGTAACCATTACTCTTTTTCATATTTTGAATATTTATTAGATGAAACCTTTACTCTTAACCTTTTTTTTATCTTTAATGATTATAACATCCAAAAAATCTGGAATCTGCCAATTTTGATACCAATACACCTGCGTGTCCTCCCAATTGTCGAAAAATACCTTTTTGTTATTTTTCAGCACAACTTCATAGTTATGCTTATCATAAGGAGCATCAGAAGTGCAAGTAAATGTTATACTCATATAAATTTGTCCAAAGGTCCATTTTTAGTTGCCTTAATCTGCTTTTTGATATGGGAGATGGCAGTTTTATAGTTGTTGGCAGTATGAACCTGTTTTCCATTATAAAGAATTACAAATTTTTTCCCCCAAGGAACTGCTGCCCATTCTCCGTTTTTGGTTACATAACCATTAGGGTCTCCTGGAGTAGGATTCAGAATCCCTTCATTTTGAATATTCATCCAAATACTGCAGTAACACCGATCACTTTAGCAGTTGGATTTCTCGCTAATGCTGTTTTACGGGCGTCATCATAATTTTTTGCTTCTACGATTTCATCAAAAACTTTTCCAGAAATAAAAAGTTGGACTTTGCAACGCATTGTAAGGGTTCCTCTTTGTGTGTAAGTAGTTTAGCAGAAAAATCAACGTTTGACAACGCTGATTGCAGGTTGCCCCTGATTGAACACAGTGTCCACCACCGCTTGCACCTTCTTAGCGGTGCTAATGCCAACAGAAGAGTACACGGGGATGCAGACCAGTCCAAAGGACTTAGTGTAGTCCCCAAGAACACCAGGGGAGATCCTGCCGCTCCTGAGACCCTCTGCGTCGTCCTTGTGCAGGCGGATGACCCTCCCGATGGTTTGGGAGATGCCAATGTAATCCATGGAGCGCATAAACAGGACTGCCTCCAGACCAGAAACGTTGATACCTTCGCTCAGAATGCTGTGATGCAGAACCACAAATTTCTTAGAGTCATCCTTACCCCAAGCACTCAGAGTGTCGAAGAACACCTCACGGTTGACCTTCTGCCCATCAATCACGGCACCGGTCTTGGACGTGATATACATCCAAGAGAAACCACGATCCTCCAGTTGAGTACAGAAGTCAGTCTGAGAAACCAGATTAGTGATCTGTTTGGTTGCCTTAGAGCAGATTAGAACCTTAGAAACCTCCTGAGCATCGATGGTCTGAATCAGGTTCTCACAGTCAACATCAGCAACAATCTGACCCTTGGAAAGCATTTCAAACTGCTGCACCACAACCTTAGGAGGAACAATAAAACCACCCTCAACCAGTTCAGGAGCAGGCACGTTGCAGATCACTTGACCATACACAGCACCATCATTCATACCAGGTTTGGAAATAGTAGCAGAATGCTTAGGAGTGGCAGTGAAGAAATAGCAGCGGTCAGCAGTAGAAGCGTAATGCTCTGTGGCAGGGAAGAAATGACGCTGAACAGAGTTGTGTGCCTCATCAAAGTAGATAGTATTAACGTGAATGTCTGCCTGCTGGAGGCGTTGCAGAGAGTTGTAAGTGGTGAAGATCAGTTTATGACCAGGAGTCTGATCCACCCAGTTACGGATCTCAGCAGGGCGAGTCGTGCTCTGGTGATGAGTCTCACCACTATGCACGTGCAGCACAGAAGCATTGGTGATAAACTCCAAGAACTCACTGGACAACTGCTCTGCCAGGAGGATCCTAGGTGCCGTCACCACAATAGTCTGAGGAATATCTTTGAGAAACTCACGGATCGCATCAAAGATAGCAACGTTGGTCTTGCCTCCGCCAGTCGGAATGATAACCTGACCTTTCAGATACTTGACCAGGGCATCCAGAGCACGTTGTTGGTGGGGGCGAAGTTGGAACATCATCAGGCGTTTCAATACGGATATTATACAGCAAAAAACAGGGGGACCCAATCCCCCCTGTGCCAGTTATGAAAGTGGATCAGGCAGTCAAAACATACTTTCCACCACCAACAAAAATTAACTTTCCAGAATCACGAATAATTTGAAGATCCCTACGAATCAAAGCTTCTGGAGTTTTATTATTTGGATTAGTGAAGGAAAGAATTGGAATTGCAACCTTGTAAATATCTTCAAGGAAAAAAATCTTCCCAACCTCAAAGGTCAGGAAGAGGATCTCATGCAAGCGTTCAACCGTTGTCATTTGATAAGAATAAGAGTATCAGCAGGATCAGTATCCACGATGTGAGGAGGACGGAAACCATAGATCAAGAAAGATCGGAGCACAGCACCAGTTCCGTTGATAGAGTCAAGGTTGTCAAGAATGTCTTCCAGTTGTGAAAGACGGTTCTCAATCATCTTTATGATTGCCAGTCCATCCTTTGCGTTGGAAGTATTAACATAGAAATTCAGGCGAGTCTTCACACCATTAGCAGCATCCCGTAAGAAAGTCGGAAGGAAGTCACGAATCCAAACATCCTGACTTGCCTCATACAGGCGATCCACAACATCAGTCACGATCTGATCATTCTTGTCAAGAATCACAAAGTTGCAGTTCTTAAACAGGCGGATCACCTGTGAACGAGTGTAGTTGGTCAGGAAAGAAGACTTCTCAGTGTTGTTGAAGATTGCCTTCTTCAGATTCGTGCGAGTCAGAGAAGTTTCGTTCTTGGCATACTTATCAACCCAAGAATCAACATCTTCCTGAGTCACAACCAGATCTTTCTGCTTCTGCCGCTGCACCCAGGCAATGCCACGTGCCTTGTAGTCTTCAAAAACAGAACTCGATCCATCAGGTTGTGGTTGAAAGAGAAGTCCAATCTCGTCAAGAACATCACCTTCTTCATATTCATTCTTGATAGAATACACATCAACGATCATCCAGGCATATCCGTTGTTGCAATACCACATCCATCGGTGATTGCCATTCACCAACCAGTTCTCAAGTTCTTTGGTTTGTGAATTTTCCAGAACAATTGGAGGAAGTTTTCCTTGCTTATATCCTCGCTCCAAAGACTTGGCAACAGTTTCATAAACTTTGCCATCATTGCCTTTAAAACGCCCCACGTTCTTGCGGAGTTTGAATGAAGCAGTAGGGACGATTTCAGTTCGAACATATTCTGCAGTCTCATATTCGGGACGTGCATAGGTTTCGATCTGTGCTTTCAAAGCATATAGAGAACTGTCCTTCGGAATCGCAACGTATTCATCAGGAATTTTAATTTGAGGAATTTCAGCAAACTTATTTGTCATAGTAAAAAATTCGGCAGTTTGTCCATTTTGGGTTTTGGCAAGTGCCTCAACCACGAGATCAATATACGATGGATTTAACCTGCTGTCAACCCCTAAACTCATTAGAAAAACTTTTCAATACCTATAAGTTCCCCAAATGAATAATCATATTCCAGAGCATCAGCACACACATAATGAGGATGATCTACTGAAACACCTAGACGCTCGCAGAGTTCTCTATGATTGTCTTCCATCATTTCAACCGCATAAATCATATGATCTAAAATATGCTGTTCTGTATGATATTCTAACAATCTATTTTTAAGTGCAAATAAAAAATTACCGCATCCAGCAGAATTATCGAT